TGGCTGCTGGCCGAGGGTCAGGATGAGGGCCACGAGACTGAGTGGGCGGCAGCAAATATCAAGGCTGCGCCGGTGCTGCGATACAAGCAGACCGACATTGAGGGTCGGATGGCGCCGGTCCCGACCCGTCTGCAACCCGAGCCACCTCCTGCTGGGATTATGGCAGCGGCAGAGTCGGTCAGCATCGACTTGCAACAGGTCGTAGGCGTCTTCGATCCAAGCCAATTGCCGACTGGCAACATCAGCGGCAAGGCGCTCAATGGCCAGCAGCAGCAAATGGATATGACGAATTATCACTACTACGATAATTTGACTAAATCCATCGCTCAAACTGGTCGGATCATTCTTGATCTGGTGCCGAAAATCTACGATTCCGAGCGCGTTATGCGGATTATCGGCGTTGATGGCAAGCCAGACTTGATCACTATCAATGAAGTCTCCCAAGTTGGGAGGGTCTTGAACGACGTAACCGTTGGCGAGTATGACGTAAGCATGGACACGGGTCCTGGCTACGCATCGCGACGCATCCAAGCGGTAGATGCAATGATGCCGCTCATCGGCGCAAGCCCAGAGCTGTTCCAGGCTGCTGGTGATCTGGTATTCCGACAGATGGACTTCCCGGGTGCAGAGATCATTGCTGACCGGCTGGCGGCGGTGAATCCGTTGGCCCAGATTGATGAGAAATCAGACGTACCGCCACAGGTCCAGATGCAGCTCGCACAAGCAAACCAGCAAATGCAGCAAATGCAACAACAGATGCAAGCGATGCAGCTCGAGATCAACAATCGTGGTCAAGTGGCGCAGATTAAGGAAGAAGGCGCTAACAAACGCAAGCTCATGGACGTCACCGCTCGAGCGCATAACACTGAGACAATGGCCGAGGTGCGGGTCAATGATCAGAACACTCGGTCGATTACCAGCCAGAACAAGACTGAGATTGATGCTCTGGTGAACCTGCTAATTCACAATATGCCCATCGACGTATTGGCTCAAGAAATTGAGCGACGTAATGCTGAGCAAATGATGGCAGCGACCTATGCCGTGCAGGACGTTGACCAAGGACAAAACCCGTTCATGCAATAGTCTTTGACACCAATCAAAAAACGGGTTATATAAGCGAAATCGTACCGGCGCGTTTCACCGGGAAAATCCGTGGGTAACCATGTCAGAACAGCGCGAATCGACTACGGTCGTAACATCAGAGAATCAGGCCGAATTTTTTGCACAAAAACTGAACTTAGCTCCCGAAGGTGAGGTTGAGGCTGCTGAAGAAGCAGAGCCAATCGAATCTGAGGTTGAGAATGAGCCAGAAGCAGAAGATGAAGCACCAGCCACAGAAAACGAAGGTAAACCAAGCAAGCTAAAGGCGCGGTTTTCGGAGCTGACAAAGCAGCGCGAACAAGCTAGGGCAGACGCCCAGCGTGAACGTGATGCTAGGGAAGCGCTGGAAGCACGGCTAGCGGCTTTGGAGCAAGGACAGGCGCCTAGACAGGCTCCGGTTGCTGATGCCAAGCCCACGCCGGATCAATTTATTGATGCTTTTGAATATGCAGAAGCATTGGCTGAATATAGCGCTGAAAGGGCACTAAAAGAGCGAGATCGGCAAGATTCAGAAAGGCGAGCGCAAGAGCAACAGGCGAAAGTCGTGCAGACTTGGACTAAGCGGCTCGAAGCGGCAAAGGCTGAGATTAACGATTTTGATGAGATGGTGTCGTCAAGCGATGTTGTTGTTCCGAATCACATTCGGGACGCGATATTAGAGTCAGACGTAGGACCTCAAATCCTGTATCACCTTGCATCAAATCAAGATCAGGCCAGATCCTTTAATGATTTGACGCCGGCTCAAGCGTTGAGAGCCATTGGCAAGTTGGAAGCGAAGTTTGAGAAATCTGAAACTAGCAAACCTGATAGATCTGTGGTAAAAAGCAAGGCACCAGCCCCGATCAACCCTATCAAGTCAAGCAACGCAACCGCTGACAATCTTGTGAATTCAAAAGGTGAATTTCATGGGACATACGCAGCATGGAAAGCGGCAAGACAAGCCGGCAAGATTAGGTAAACAGATTTAATGCGTCTATGACGCGAAGGAAATAAAATGGCAAATACCTTACTTACGATTAGTAAGATCACAAATGAAGCTCTGATGGTTTTGGAGAACGAACTTACGTTCACCTCCGAAGTTAACCGCGAATATGACGATCAATTCGCCGTTTCGGGTGCAAAGATTGGTTCAACCGTTAACGTCCGTAAGCCAGCACGCTTTATCGGAACCACGGGACCCAACCTGTCCGTTGAAGATTTCAACGAGACCAGCATTCCTGTAACGCTCAACACCCAATTCCACGTTGATACCCAGTTCAGCACCGCTGATTTGGCTCTTTCGCTGGATATGTTCTCGGATCGCGTGATCAAGCCTGGCGTTGCTGCTATCGCCAACAAGATCGACCGTGACGGTCTGGTGCTTGCTAAGAACAACATTGCCAACATCGTTGGTACTGCTGGCGTTCCACCTACTTCGTTGCTGACCTACCTGACCGGCCAGGCTTATCTGGACTCAGAAGGTGCGCCACGCGACGGACGCCGTGCTTGTATCGTCGAGCCTTTCACCTCGGCCACCATTGTTGATTCGCTCAAGGGCTTGTTTATGCCTTCGGCAAAGATCAGCGAGCAGTACGAAAAGGGCATGATGGGCACTGACAGCGCCGGTATGCGTTGGAAGATGGATCAGAACGTGGTTAGCCAGACTTTTGGCTCCTACGCTTCTGCAACGCTGGCAACCAACACAGCTACCTTCACCGGCTCGCTGACGTCTGGTTGGGCATCGTCATCGACGATCACCATCTCGGCAACCTCCGCAGCGGCTCCGATCAAGCAGGGCGACGTGATCACCATTGCTAACGTCTACGCGGTTAACCCGCAGAACCGTCAGCCTTACGGCACGAACCGTCTGCGTAACTTTGTTGTGACGTCTGACGTTACCATCAGCTCGGGTGGCTCGGCATCGGTTACGGTTTCTCCTGCAATCATCACCGCTGGCCAATTCCAGAACGTGTCTGTTTCGGCTACCAGCAGCACGGCTGTTGTTACCCCGTTCAACAACACTGGTACGGTTTCCCCGCAAAATATTATCCTGCACCGCAACTGCGAGACATTGGCTTGCGCCGATCTCGAGCTGCCAGCCGGGGTCGTATTTGCTGGACGTGCATCGGATAAGGACCTGGGCCTTTCGATTCGTGTGGTCCGTCAATATACAATCAATAACGATTCTGTCCCATGTCGACTTGACGTGCTCTACGGTTGGGCGATGCTCTACCCAGAGCTGGGTTGCCGAGTCGCTGCTTAATCAACAAAGATTTAAGGAATAAATCATGGCGAATCCAGGCCCCGCAAGTACCGTTGCCAATCATCCACAGAACCTGAGCAGCAACCAGGCTCTGCGTTTGTTGGCATCCTTTCAATCGGTCAACCTAGCAGCAACGGGTGACACCGTTCTGCCGATCATCAACTCGACCAGCTATAGCGTTTCAAACGTTATCGTGACCAATGCTTCGACCAACCTGTCGACGGCTACGGTCCCTTTGGCCGGCGTGTTTCCAGCGCCTGGCGCAAGCGGCACCGCAATTGTGTCGAATGCCAGCCTGAGCGCATTGACCAGCTCTTCGGTTGTGTCGCAGCGAACTGTAGCGTCTACGGCAGCGCAGACGACTCAGAACCTGTACTTTAACGTTGGCACGGCGGCGTCTTACGCTGCTACTGTTGACGTGTTTGTGTACGGTTACGATCTGACGTTCTTGTCGTAAGTTGGGCAAATGAGAAAGAAAGCCGATCTCACAAGGGTCGGCTTTTCTCTTTGATCTCAGAAAAATTGCGCAGTAAGCTAAAAGCAAAGGAAGAGCGGGGCAATGTATAATTCACCTTTTACGCCGTTTGGCCCGACTTACCTTGTCGGAACGTCTGTTGTGCAGGTTTCTTCCAAGAACAACGACAACCCTACAAGCTATCGCGTGCGAAACACTACCGCGTCAGTGCAATATTTAAGTTGGCTTCCTGCTGCGCCAGGCAATCCGACTCCAACCATCACCGTGACAGCTCCGACAGCCGGCAATCCATCAGCGTCAACGCTTGGATTTTTGCCCAGCTCGGTTGAGGTTATTGGTGGAATTCCTCCAAATGCTTGGTTCAAAGCAGATGCTGTTGGAGCATTCGAGGTTACTGCTGGCGAGGGACTGTAATGGCACTTAGGGCAACTTCAGGCGCGGGTGGTGGTGGCGGCAGCGGCACGGTTACAACCGTCTCAGTTGCCTCGGCCAACGGATTTCAAGGCACCGTATCTAACGCGACAACAACTCCTGCAATTTCGGTTGGCACAAGCATCACCGGGGTTCTCAAGGGCAACGGCACGGCAGTTAGCGCGGCCACCGCAGGAACGGACTATCAAGCTCCAATCACGCTGACAACGACTGGCAGCTCTGGTGCGGCAACGTTTAACGGTACTACGCTCAACGTCCCTGTTTATGGCGGCGCTGGCGCTGGCACGGTTACCAGTGTTGGTGGAACTGGCACGGTAAACGGTCTTACGCTCACCGGGACGGTCACCACTACCGGCAATTTAACGCTTGGTGGCACGCTGTCTAACGTTAATCTTGCCTCACAGGTGACTGGCAATTTGCCCGTCACTAATCTTAACAGCGGAAGTTCTGCGTCTAGCACCACGTTTTGGCGGGGTGATGGCACTTGGGCAACTCCATCTGCTGGTAGTGGAAGCCCCGGCGGCAACCCATCAACTGTTCAATACAACAACGCTGGAACTTTTGCTGGCTCCGACAATTTAACGTTTGACGGTACGACATTGACCGCGACGGCATTGTCGGGTCCGCTCAACGGAACGGTTGGGGCAACAACGCCGACAACAGGCGTATTTACTACAGCAACAGCGAGAGCTGCGTCTACTCAAGATGCCGTGCGAATGCAAGGTCGCGCAGGTGGGACGTCCGGTTATATCGCAACAGTTACGCCAGCAACGCTCAGTGCCAGCCGCACATTAACACTTCCCGATGCCACTGGGACTTTATATGTTAGCGGTACGGCTTTGGGGACTCCATCTAGCGGTACGGTTACTAACTTAACCGGAACGGCTTCAATTAACATCAATGGCACGGTTGGTTCTTCAGCTCCGGCAGCGGGTACTTTTACCACTGTTAACTTGGCGGGTTCAACAAGCGGAAACGTCGCTTTAACAGCTCCTGCTGTTGCCGGGTCTCAGTCGTATACGCTGCCCACGGCAGCTCCTGCGGTAAGCGGCTATGCCTTGACCAGCACCACGGGTGGAGTCATGAGCTGGGCGGCTGCTGGTGGTGGCGGTTCACCCGGAGGATCGACCACGCAGATCCAGTACAACAACGCGGGCGCGTTTGGTGGGGCTTCGACGTTTACCTATGACGGCACTAATGTCCAGCTTGGGGCCACTGGCGCTTTGCGGTTTGCAGACTCCGATAGCAGCAATTATGTGGCGTTCAAGGCTCCAACCATTGTTGGATCTAATGTAACTTGGACTTTACCGAATACAGATGGAACTGCGGGACAGGTATTGATTACCAATGGTTCTGGCGTTCTTTCTTGGGCGACGCCCACTCTGACGCCATCTGCGCCAACGAACAACACGCTGCCGGTTGTTTCTGGAACACCGACAGTCGGTGAAACGCTATCAAGCACAAGCGGCACATGGAGCGGTTACCCATCTCCAACTTTTGCGTATCAATGGGTTCGCGGTGCATCAACCAATATCAGCGGTGCTACTTCATCGTCATACCAATTGACGGATGCAGACCTTGCCGCGACAGTCAAATGCACCGTCACTGCGACTAACATAGCGGGTAGTGCAAGCGCAACATCGGCGGCGACATCGACAATTGCAGCAGGACCGCCACAGGCACCTACAGGTGTCACGGCTTCCCCTGGAAACGCCCAGGCAACCGTTTCGTTTACCGCGCCAGCTATTACCGGCGGGTCGGCTATTACTAGTTACACGGTGACTTGCGTACAAAACGGTTTTACCGCGAGCGGCTCAGCATCACCTCTCACTGTAACTGGCTTGACTAACGGTACTTCCTACACATTCACAGTTACCGCAACCAACGCGATTGGCACTGGCCCAGCGGGAGGCCCCAGCTCTGCAGTTGTTCCAGCTAATACCCCGACCACGGTCGAATACTTGGTTGTTGCTGGTGGCGGCGGCGGTGGAGCAGGAAATAATCCAGTAAATAACACATCCGGCGGCGGGGGCGGCGGTGCTGGCGGTCTGTTGACTGGAAATGCAACTGTAGCTGCTGCGACTTCGTACACCGTGACAGTCGGCTCGTTTGGTGCTGGTGCTACTGGATCAGGTTCGGCATCAGTCGGAGGAAATGGTTCCAGTTCTTCATTTACGCCAGTCGGCACTACCGCAGTAGGCGGTGGCGGTGGCGGTGGAAGCAGTGGAGCAGTTTACGCGGCGGGCAATGGTGGATCTGGAGGAGGAGCGTCTAATTACGCAGGTATTGCAACATCTGGCGGGACTGGAACATCTGGACAAGGTAACGCTGGAGGAAGCATTCAATCCGGAGTTGCCGGACCGGGCGAAGGCAGCGGTGGCGGCGGTGGATCTGGCAGCGCAGGCGGTAATGTCAACAGCGGCGTGGGTGGTGGTAATGGTGGTACGGGAACTTCGTCATCTATCACCGGGATTGCAACATTCTATGCAGGTGGTGGTGGCGGCAGCACAGTCGCCGGGACTCCTGGGTCTGGTGGTAGTAGCGTTGGCGGTATCGGTGGAGTAGGCGGCTCTTCTGATGGAGGCGTTGGCGTTACAAACTCAGGAAGCGGCGGCGGCGGAGCTTGTAAACTTACAACTCAAAGAAACGGTGGAAACGGCGGTTCTGGCGTAGTAATTATTGCCTATCCGTCATCGTTAGCGGCATTGTCTTCAATCGGCGGTGGTTTGACCTATACCGTTGACACGACAACACGTTCCGGCTATCGCGTCTACAAATTCACCGCCGGTACCGGCACAATTCAGTGGTGATAATTATGGACTACTACGCATTTCTTGATGCAAATAACGTCGTAACTGAAGTCATTCCAGGTAAAGACCAAGGTTCAGAGAATGTCGATTGGGAACAGTGGTATGGCGAGTTTCGTGGGCAAGTTTGCAAGCGTTCACGGACCGATGGGTTTCGAAAACATTACGCTAACATCGGTTACACATACGACTCTGCCCGTGATGTTTTTATTCCTCCGCAGCCATTCCCGTCATGGGTTCTAAACGAAGAAACTTGCTTGTGGGAGGCTCCTGTTGCGATGCTTGGCGATGGTCGGCGCTACGTTTGGGACGAGGAAATGGTTTCTTGGGTATTAATTGAAGAAACGGAGCACTTACAAGAGTAAGTTGTAAACCTGATTAAAGTGATTAATCAGGAAGCTCAAAAGCAAAAGGAAAAAAATGGCGGTTAAACTCTCCCCGCTCGCTGGGGCCGGTTGGCAGTTTTTCGATAACCTCGGGACGCCGCTGGCTGGTGGGCTGCTGTACACGTACACAGCGGGAACCACGACGCCACAAGCGACGTATACCAGCGCAGCGGGAACCATTGCCAACACAAATCCTATTGTATTGGATGCCGCAGGGCGCACCGCTAATCAGACCTGGCTAACCACGGGTGGCGCTTATAAGTTTGTGCTACAGACGTCGGCAGCGGTTACGATTGGCACTTACGACAACATTAGCGGCATCAATGATCTGACCGGCGCAACCGGCTCAACGAGCATTACGACGGTTGGCACAGTCACAACTGGTACATGGAATGCTACGCCGATTGGAGCTGCTTACGGTGGAACTGGATTGTCTAGTATTCCCGCTCGATCCATTCCTGTTGCCAACGTAACCAACACGTATACGACGGTAACTCCTGCTGCGGGGCAGTCCATCAGAATTAACGCGGGTAATACTGCCTGGGAAGCATATACGCCTAGCGGTGGTGTTAGCTCTGTGGGCCTTAGCGCACCGGCAGTTTTCACCGTTACAAACTCTCCAGTTACCGGAAGCGGCACATTAACGCTTGCTTATTCTGGGACTGCGTTACCGGCTGCAAATGGCGGCACGGGACTAACGGCGGTAGGCACGGCCGGGAACGTATTGACAAGCGACGGAACCGCATGGGTGAGCAGCCCTGTATCGGTTCCTTCGTCTGGCGGCGTTGGGACCTTGATTTTTGCTTCCTACCTTGCAACCCCGGCCCCTGTACCATTTGGATCTACTGTTAGCGGTGGGTTCTTGCTTTACAGCAACGCTTTCGGTAGTAGTTCAGGCGCTGGGCCAGGAGCTGGAACTTGGAAATGTTTAGGATATGTTGCTGTTGTGGCTACCAGTAATGCTGAAGCAACAACTCTTTGGATTAGGACAATATAATGCTTGACAATTACACGGTTTCGAATCCTATTTGGTTTAACCAAGAAAACACAATCATTAATTGCACTCTGACTGACAAAATTACAGGGCAACAATTTGAGTTTTCTGCAAATCCTTTGGATCCGGAACCCTACGGTCGTCAAATATACGAAAATTGTATTAACGGCGTTTATGGTCCCATCGCTCCTTATGTTCCGATTCCATGACTGCGCCCATTGAAATTATTTCTCGGTCCCTGAAAGACATTGGGGCGCTCGAGGCTGGGGAGACTCCCACTTCTGACGCAGCGCAGGACGCATTCGATATGTTGAATGACATATTGGATCAGTGGTCTAACGAACGGATGATGATTAGCTACCAGACTGAGATCATTTTCCCGACAGCCACCAATCAGGTGCAGTACACAATCGGGCCAGGCGGTCAGGTTGGTGCGGTATTTACCGGCAGCATCTCCGGCACGACACTAACGGTAACGGCGCTCACCAGCGGCTCGGTGCAGCTCGGGCAAACGCTGGTTGGCACGGGCATCGCATCTGGCACAACTATCGTGCAATTCAATACGGGCGCTGGTGGTAACGTCAACGAGCTCGGTACGTACACTGTCAGCACAAGCCAGACGGTGGCCAGCACGACAATCACGGCCAGCTATCAGCGTCCGGTCAGCATCAACAGCGCATTCGTGCGCGTGATCAATCAATCTGGCGGCGGTGGCCAGTCGCAGAATTCGTTGGATTACCCAGTGGCGTGCATTGGGCTTGATCAGTACGAGCTAATCGGGTTGAAGAGTCTTAACGGTCCCTGGCCGAAGGCGCTTTACTACCAGCCGGCAGAGCTGCTTGGTACGATCTATTTGTGGCCAGCTCCGGCGCAGGGTGAGATGCACGTTTTTGCCGACACGATGTTCCGGCGATACGGCAACCTGTACGAGTCAATTGCTCTGCCGCAGGGCTATCTGATGGCTCTGCGCTGGTGTTTGGCCGAGCGTCTGTGCCCAATGTACGGCAAGAACAGTCAGACTCAACTGGCGTTGATTAACGCCTATGCAGCGCAAGCCAAGGCGACGCTCAAGCGCACCAACATGAGGCCGAGCCTGACGGCGCAATTCCCTGACGTTCTGTTCAGCGGGAAAGCCAAAGATGCAAGCTGGATCTTGACCGGCGGGTTTGTGTAATGGCTGACTTTGGGTTTGTTGGAGCGTCTTACGAGGCTCCCACGATCTACCAGGATGCTCAAGAGTGTATCAACTGGTACCCAGAGATTGATCCTGTAAAGCCAGAAGGGTCACGCGGCGTAATTGCGCTGCTGCCGACTCCGGGTTATCGCACCATTGTGACGCTGCCAAACGGCCCCGTGCGTGGGATGCGGACGATGAACCCGTTTGGGCAGATGATTGCGGTTGCTGCAAACAAGGTTTATTTGATACAGGCCAACTGGTCATTTACAGAGGTGGGCACGCTTAACACTTCATCTGGACCCGTGAGTATCACCGAGACGCAAACGACCGATGACGGGGCTTCTAACGGCACCGTGGCCTATATTGCCGATGGTGTTGCGCGGTATTTCTACAATCTGACAACTGCGACGTTTGCCCAACTAACAGGCGATGGATTGTGGGCTGATGCAACTGTTGTTGATTATGTCAACGGCTACGTGGTTTACAACAAACCCAACAGTCAACTGTTTACGGCAACCGACGCAGGGTCTGTGTACAACACTGGCGGTCTGTTTGGGCGCAAGGACGGTGGATCTGACAACCTGGTGTCACTTTTTATTGATCACCAGCAGTTGTTCTTGTTTGGTGAGTTTACGACGGAAGTCTGGGTTGAGTCACCATCGCCAGATCCGACCATTGCCAGTTTCCCGTTTGCGCCGATCAGCGGTACGTTTATCCAGCACGGCATCAACGCGCCATTCAGCGTAGCTCGATGGGCTGAGACGTTCATGTTTGTCACTCGAGATCTTCTTGGTCACGCCACGATCGGCACGATCAATGGATACCAGTTTATCCGGCTGAGCACGCACGCTGTTGAGAACTCGCTAATTGGCTTTGACGTGTCGGACGCAATTGCCTACTCAATGCAGATTACGGGTCATGAGTGGTACATCGTCACTTTCCCGCAGGCCAATCTAACGTGGGTTTACGATTCCACGACTAAGCTGTGGTTTAAGTGGATGAGCTTGGACGCATTGAACAACTTTCAGCGTAATCGCGGTAACTGTGCCACGTTTTTCAATACTTATAACCTTGTTGGCGATTACGAAAACGGCAAGATTTACATTGTAGACACAGACGTCTACACCGAGGCTGGCAATCCGATCCGGAGATTGCGCCGCACTCCTCACATTGTTTCTGACTTTCAGAGGCAGTATTTTGAGGAACTGCAAATCCAGTTTCAGCCTGGCGTTGGGTTGAGTACCGGCCAAGGGGAAGACCCTCAAGCAATGTTGCGTTGGTCAAACGATGGTGGCTCAACTTATTCTAACGAGCATTGGACCAGCATCGGCAAGATTGGTAAGTATCAGAATCGAGCAATCTGGCGTCGCCTCGGCATGGCCAGAGATCGTGTCTGGGAAGTGTCCATCAGCGATCCCGTCAAAGCCGCAATTGTTTCTGCTAATCTCAAGGCCAGCGCGGGTGATAACTGATGGCAACGGCGTATTCCTATCTACGTTATCCACAATCGCCGTTCCTAGATCCGATCACCAAAAGCCCGGCTCGAGAATGGTTGATTTGGTTGCAAAACCCTAACGTCTCGACGCTTACAGTTGGCACTGGGATAGTAAATACTGTTTCCGGCGGCACGACCGGATTGACTCCGGCGACGGCAGCGCAGGGTGCTGTGACGCTTGGCGGCAAACTCAACGTCGCATCAGGCGGGACTGGAGCTAATACGCTGACGGGTTACGTGAAAGGTGCCGGCACAACACCGCTCACGGCCAGCGCAACAATACCGTCGACCGACGTATCTGGGTTGGGGACAATGGCAGCGCAAAATGCTGCAAGCGTTGCTATTACGGGTGGATCTGTAACCGGCGCCACGATTACAAACAGCCCTGTATCTGGCGCGTCAGTAAGCGCAACAACGCTCACGACGTCTAGCACAGTAAGGATCAATAATCTGGCAGCAGCCGGCACTCATACCGTCATTGCAAAATGGCTACCAGTTGTGGCCGACGGTACAACTTATTATTTGCCGCTGTATACTTAATGAAAGTCGATGATTTTGTGAAACAGATTGCTGGACGATTTGATGCCGACCCGCAAGTGAAGCATCATTTTTCAGGCGGCGTCTATGCAAAGCAGATGTTTATCCCGAAGGGGTACATTGCTGCAACCCATAAACACGTTTATTCCCATTTGAGTATACTGGCATCGGGTCAAGTCATTGTTTCGACTGATGATTCTGTCGAAAGTTACAACGCTCCAGCGTGCATTGAGATCAAAGCGGGCACGCATCACAAGATTGAAGCGTTGCAGGATTGCGTATGGTTTTGCATCCATGCAACAGACGAGACAGACGAAAGCGAAATTGATGCTGTGTTGATCAGCAAAGGATTTTAATCATGCCATTTACCGCCTTAGCCATTGCTGGTGCCGGTCTACTCGGGGCAAGCGCATCACGCAGCGCGGCAAAAACGCAAGCTGCCGCAGCAGATCGTGCAACAGAGCTTCAGCGCCAGCAATTCAACCTTATTAACGAGCAACAGGCCCCGTATCGTGGTTATGGTTACACGGCGCTCAATGAAATTGGTGGGCTGCTTGGCGCTCAAACGCCGATGTATGACGCGCAAGGCAAGCCTGTTCTGGATGCCAGCGGTAAGCAAGTCATGCAACAGGGGACAGGCTACCTGACTCGCCAATTTGGTGCGGAAGACTTAAAAACGGGACTGGCTCCAAATTACGAATTCATGCTCAAAGAAGGGCAACGCGCAGCTCGTCAGCGTTTGAATGCTGGTGGTAGTGGTGGTAGTGACATTGACCGGGGAATCACGAGGTTTGCCGAGGACTACGCCGGCAACGCCTATCAAAAAGCCTTTGAGAACTTTTCAAACCAGCGCAAGGACATCTACAACACGCTGGCTGGCATCGCCGGGATTGGCCAGGCAGGGCAATCGGCAACCAACACTGCGGCAACTAACTACGGAACCAATGCAGCCAACCTAATAACCAGCTCGGGCGCAGCTCAAGCAGCAGGTCAAGTTGGTGCGGCAAACGCTTATGGCAACGCACTCAACACGTATGGCGGCATGAGATATGTAAATAATTTGATTGGTCCAACGGGGGTTGGTGCGCCAATTCAGACTGGTCCGACGCAACCAGCGATTATTCCAGCGGCTCAAACGCAAAGCATCCAGGGCAATTACAACGTAAACCTCGGTTAAATCATGCCACTTGATCCAACCATTCCGTTGGGCGTTAAGCCCGTTGATTTTCTGGGGACTGCTTCTAACCTGCTGAATATGGCTCGGGGCGCACAGTCGTTCCAGCAAGAACAGCAGATGATGCCGTTGCAGCTTGAGCAAGCGCGGATCAACATCGGAAAATCCGGGCTTGATCTTGATACGCTTCGGAAAACTCAAGAAGAAAATATTGAACGACTGAAAGCAGAAAGTCGAACAGCGGTTACTCAGGCTGATAGAAACAGAATTGCCTTACAAATTGAGCAAGCAACCAAAGATTCTGACGTTCTCAGAAGGTTGGCAGAAAGTCAGTCAGCTCAAAGCCAAGCTACAACTGCCGGAGTTCAAGCACGAGTAGCAACCGGGACAGAGCTGGCAAATATTGCTAGAGGGCTTGCGGAAAGTCGGTCAGCCGAAAATTTAGCTACAACTTCCGGAGTTCAAGCAAGGGTAGCGACAGGAACGGAGCTGGCAGATATTGGTAGAGCGATTGCGGAAAGTGGAACGGCGCGAGCACAAGAACGCACCGCAGGGGTTAGTGCAAACATTGCAGAACAAACCCAAGCATCTGCAATTGCCAGAGCATTAGCCGAAAGCGGATTAGCGGTTACAAATGAAAATATTGCTAGAGTCTCCTTGCAACTTGCTCAAGGATCTTTGCCATCAGACCTTGCTAAAAGATTGGCCGAAGCTCAATCCGCAGTAACCACAGCGCAAACTGGGCAACAAAACCTAGCGGCTCAGACCGAAGGATTATTGCGTTCAACGCTTAACCCGTTGAATAGACCCGATTGGATTGCAAACGCAATGCAAAATCCTGAGAATGCAATTAGAGACATTCGTTTAAGAAAAGAACGAGCGGTGGCTGCGGGGGTTCCCGCTGACCAAGCAGAAGCGTTCGCGGCGTCGGCATATTCCGTTCTTGCAGACGCCAGAAAAGCAAAAGACCCATCCATTTTGCAGAAATGGCTGTTTGACAATATGATGGGCCAGCAAACGCCAGCCAGGCAGCTGGAAACGATGATTCCGTCTGGCGCTCCAACTGTTAATCTCAATAATGTGCCTGGTTTTGTTGTTTCAACGCCTAGCGGTCCTAGTTTCCGTCAATTGGGATTAGAGCAAGGCGGCGCTCCAGCGGCGCAACCGCGGCCTAGCATGGTCCAGCCTTCAGGCGTCACGCCGAGCGCTATGCAAATGCCTCCTATGCAGTATCCGGTTCGTCGGCAAGGTGCGGCGGCGATATTGGCTCCCGGAGAGGCAGTAGACTTTACTGCTGGCCAACAGTATGTAAACAAGCTAATTGATATGCAACCCTTAATGGCAACGTCCAAACGGGATGTTCAAGAAGTTGTATCTAAGGCAGATGAGATTGCAAGAAAATTAAAAGCGCCAAGTTTTCAGTCTGGATATATTGGAGCAATTGAAAGAAACGTCAGAGAAAATATAATGGGAGATTCTGATTATCAGCAGCTTTCTAAGGATCTGGCGCGGTTGCAATTGTCAACGATGGCAGCACAAGGTAGCGCGTTGAATACAGACGCTGGAAAAGAGTTGGCAGCGCAAGCTAACGGGACTAAATTTTACGCGCCAGAAGTCATAATGTCTCAGGCTCGCAAAACGTACGCTGGGATTCTTGCGACTGAAGCAGAAGGGCAAGCAGCAGATTTGTTCCGTCAGAAATACGGTGAGGCCAACCACAACGCCTTTAAACAATTGTGGTCAAAAAATTCCAATAATCGCGTTTTTGAATTGATGGGTTTGCAAGATTTGGTTCCAGATCCCGCTGAACAAGAGCGCATTACAAAAGAAGTCATCTTAAAAGGAATGACGCCAAAACAAATTGAAGAATTGACTAAACAGTATAGAAACATCAAACGTCTGCGCGAAACCGGATCTTTGTAATGGATAATGTTGAGCGTTTATTGCGTAGCGCAAGACCCGGAACGATTGTTACCGATGCCCATCTAGACGCTCTACGTCAGATTGAAAGTGGCAATAATCCAAATGCCGTCAATCGAGACAGCGGGGCGATGGGTGCGTATCAATTTATGCCAAGCACCGTTGCTGAGTTTGCCAAGCAAGGCATGAAGTTTGATCCATTCAACGAGCCAGAGGCTCGAGAAGCAGCGCGGCGTCTTTTGCAAGATTTTACGGACAAAGCTGGCGGTGATCTTAACAAAGGTTTAGCAGCATATGGTGGTTTTGTAACCAAAAGCCCAGAAAATTACATTGCCAAATTTAACGCTGCGTTGGCTAAGCAACAAGGTGCTCAGGCAAGAACGTCTGAACCTGTGCGGGATGCTGGACCAGAAGACAATGTAATTCGATTGCTTAATTCTGCTAAAAGCGCAGAGGCATCTAAAGTTCAGCCAGCAAAATCAGAGCCAGCAAAGGCACAACCTGCTCAACCAGCTCCTACTGCTGAAGAAAATCGCATTAAAGAAATTTATCGCAATCGGTTGGGTGCTCCGTCAGAACCGACGCAGCCAACTGCACCAGCTACGCCAACAGAACAAATTCCTGCAACGACGGTTGCACCGCAGCCGGCAACGCCCAAGACGGAGTATAAGATCGGCTCAATGGCTGATTTGGGGAAAGGCATCGTCTCAATGGCTGACGTTGCTGCTGGCGGTCTTACTGGTCTTGTTGGTCAAGGAAGCTATGCGATACAGCGTGCAATGGGCGTTCCTGCTGCCGAAGCTCAGAAATCTGTACAAGAGTTTGTTGAGAAGCGCACGGACCCGTTTGGCCGTGCTTTGGGTATCAGCGAAGATCCTGCTTACAAAGCCGAAGCCACCCGTAGACTGACAAACTACATCGGCGAGAACGTCGGCAAGGGTGCGGCCTGGATTGCTGACAAGACCGGCATTCCGGTTGGTGACGTCGAGAATATGATTGGCTCACTTGGGCTGCTGCCGATCCCTGGCGCTGCTAAAGTTGGCCAGAAGGCCGGCGCAGCTACCTATGGTGCTGAACAAGCTCTCCGTGATCAGTTTGCAGCCAAGACACAACCAGTTGCTCCACGGGTTGAACCTGGCATTGGAGCACCAGCTCCGGCAGCACCAGTACCGGGGCAGCCCAAACCTCGAGTAACGTATGCCGAGCTCCAGGAGCAGCTCAAAGCAAAACAAACGGCCAAGGAAACGGCACTGACAGAGGCTGCAAACGCGCCTACACAACGGGAATTGCAAGCGGTTAAGGCTCAGCAAGCACAGGCATCTGTTGCGCCAGCAGCGGGACTTACAGCGCGGCTGGGAAGCGTTGGGGCAGCAGCGGTAACAGACGTAGCAGCAATTGACGCGGCTATTGCCCAAGCCAGCCCACAACTTCAAGCTCGGTTGCAAGGCGTTAAACGTGATCGAATCAATTTGCCGGCGTTGGAAAGCCATTTACAAGCAGAACGGTTGGGTCTGGGTTCTGATTTCTTTACAGAAGGTCAGGCAACGCAAAATCCGGGTGCGCTATCATTTGAAATGAACGAACGCGGCAGGTACCCTGCGCTCTCTGATAGATTTAGCCAACAGGACGCAAAGCTAAAAGCAGCAGTTGACCGGTTGCATGACCGAGCCACTCAAAACGAAGTTGGCGGTTCGATGTTTGACCACGGCGTCAGGCAGATCAACGAATATCAAGCCATTGACAATGCTCGCAATCTAGATATAAACCAAAAGTACAAAGCTCTCAAGGATGCCGCTGGCGGCAGTTTCCCGATTGACGCGCCGCAATTTGTTCGGAACGCAAGAACTCTGCTTGATGAAAATCTGAAAACAGAATATTTGCCAGAATCATTTAAAAAAGATTTACAAAAATTTGAATCTGGCGAGCCTTTAACCTTCCAAAAGTTTGAAGCGTTAAGAACCAATCTTGCCGCTGATATGCGTAAAGCCGATAGGGCGGGAGATGGAAACACAAAGTATGCTCTAAGCCTAGTGCGTCAATCGCTTGAAGATTTGCCATTGTTGCAAGAGGCCCAAGGCTTAAAATCAATTGCCGATCAGGCTAGAAACGCAGCAAAAGAACGGTTTGATGCTTTGGCAAGAGATCCCGCATACGACGCTGCGGTTAATGGTGCGTCACCTGACACTTTCATGGAAAAACACGTTTTTTCCAAAACCGCACCGGCTAGTCAGGTTGAGTTAATGCGGAACACGTTTGGAGAGGGTTCGGTTGGCGCTCTTAACATTGAGTCAGCATTAATCAACCACCTGCGCGAAAAAGGCGGTTTGGTAGAAAAATCTAACGTGAATCAGGCAACTTACAACAAGACTTTAAAAGCACTTGAAGAAAAACTTAAAGTTGGTGCAAAACCAGAAACCTTTGAAGATTTGCGGGTGCTTGGGGACGTGCTTTACAAAACCAAAGCGCAGCCAACGGGTTCGTTTGTAAATAACTCAAACACGTTTGTTGCTCAACTGGCTCAGCAGGGTGGCGGCATGGTAACTCAAGCGGCTGACGTTGCTTTGGCTGCAAAGGGTTTGCCACCACTTGCAAGTCGTGGTGCTGGTAAACTCGGCCAGATGTTTGAAGCTCGCAAAATGCAACGTAGACTTGAGCCAGGTGCCGGCGTTAAAAATAGAGATTAATCATGTCAGATATTGATCCCGTCAAATATGGTCAGCTAATCGCCAAGGTCGATTTGCTGGAAAAGCAAGTTGCCGATATGCAAGCCGATATTAAAAAACTATTGGAGCTTGCTAATCAAAGTAAGGGCGGCTTTTGGTTCGGAATGGCGGTCATCAGCGGCATCAGCAGTGCTGCCGGCTGGATCATCAGCCACTGGTCCAAATGATCGGCATCGAAGCGATCCTCGGGCTTGGTGGTGAGATCATCAAGCGGGTCTGGCCAGATCCAGC